CTTTAAGACCATTTGTTTCATATCCACGATCATGTTGTTTTAAGTCTCCTGTAACGATCATACGAGAGTTTTCACCAATTCTCGTAAGGACCATTTTTGTTTGATTTGGGGTAGAATTCTGCATCTCATCCGCAAGAATAATCGAATTCTTTAATGTACGCCCACGCATATATGCCAACGGAGCAATTTCGATGATTTCTTGTTCAATCATCTTAAGAACTTGTTGTGGCGAATAATGCTCTTTGAAAACATCCAAAATCGGCAACATCCATGGAGTCATCTTATCAACGAGTGTACCCGGCAAGAAGCCGTGTTGTTCGTCAACAGAGACCGCAGGACGAGTAATAACGATCTTTTCAGCCAGACCTTCTTGCAAACATTTAATTGCGTACTGCGTGGCCAAGAGCGTCTTACCGCAACCAGCCGGTCCCATCGCAAAAACGATGTATTTTGACTGGTCATATAATGCGTCAATGTAATTTTCTTGGGCGATATTTCTTGGTAGAAGTTCAACACGTTTACGGCGAGTCTTAATTTCATCAAATTCGATAACATTATTGTCTTGACCGTTACGACGTGAACGATAGTCGGGAGAATTGCGCTCTTCCCGAGGATTAGGCTTGTTTGAACGCTTGGCGTTCCGGGCGAGATTTCTTGCCACTTTTGCCTCCATTATGTGGTTAGGTGATTAACCGCTCACAATAATATTTAGGCAAAAAAATATTATTAAATGGTAGTTTTTTAGTCTAATAGAATTAAGATATATAGTATCTTTGGAAGTGCTCATAAATATATCAAATATCGACCGAGTAATATGCAATATGAAAATTTCTGATCTATTTGAAACCGATGGAAATACCATGACATTATGGCATGGCGGAAGAGGCTTAGAATTTTCATATCATGAAATGCTACCTCATAAGAAAGGTCGCTGGGAACATGGGCCGGGATTATATCTTACCACGCACTATGATACTGCCGCCAAATATGCAAGAGGTGGTGGAAAAGTATATTCGGTAACTCTAAAAAAAGGAACCGAAATAAATCAAGTTGATATTACTTTACAAGAAGCAATCGATTTTGTTAAACGATACGCTATAAAAAGATTTCAAAAAAATATTATTGATGATTTGGAACAGGTGTCATACAGAGACATTCAAAATAGAATAAGAATTGGCGCAGTAGTCAACCTATGTTTAAATTATGATGCTTTGCGTCCAGCAAGTACTGTTTCACTGCGACAATTTCTTGTAAAGCATGGCGCAGATTATGAAATATCTCCCCGCTTTGGTGGAAGAGATGAAACTATAGTTATATTGTTTAATCCAGCACTCATTCAAAAAGTTAAACCTGTTAAAGCATCTGAAGTTGAAACTACCGACTATGTTAAAGAAATTTAATATTTCATTTATCATAAATTTAGTTTAATATTTTGGAATGGATGACCAAACCGAACTCCTGATAGATCAGGCGAATATTCTTTTGAAATTGGCGGGAATAGAATGTCTCGCCATGTATAGACCTTATGGCTCTTGTAATCATTATAATGCCAAAGAGCATCTAAAGCATAGAAAAGTAGGTATGCTTACGAAAATTAAAAATTCTGAGAAATATGAAAATGAATGGGATATGATAGCCAATCATTTTCAGAAAAAAATTGAAGAACGTACCAATTTTTATAGCTCAAATAATAAAACATTGCCTTCTCGAATGTATTGGCTTGGTTTTGGGAAGCCTTCGTTTTTAGTAAACAATACAAAATATTATACAACATTCGAAGAAATTGAACAGATGAGATATTGGAAACCTCGTGCGATAAACATCACTACGCACGATCTTATATTTTCAAATACAAAATGCTTTAAATCAAACGATACAATGATGGTTTCTATTCAGAAAATGATAGATAATCGCCAAACTTTAATTTAAGAAAAATAACGTCGGTTTCATCCAATAATTCTAATATATAATTACCTGCCCAAAAATGTGGAATAAGACAATAACGAATATCATATATTTGTTCTTTATATTGAATATTATTTTCTTTCATAAATTCAATAACTTCATTTAAGCCCAATGAAGCATTTTCTTTCAATATTTGATAGGCTACACGCCAAGCCAAAGTTCCAATTTTTAATTTTCCGGTGTTTTCATCATTTTTGTAGAAATCATAATTGCCTTCTACTTCACAATTAATTGAATATTGAATTTTAGTCATAGCAAATTAGACCCAATGTTTGTTGCATCGTGCTTCGTACAAATCAGTTGTACCAAGCTCAATCTGTTCCCCGTTTTGAACCTTTTTAAATGTTTTTGCTGCGGGTGTCCCGCAAATTGTGCAATTAGCTTTAACTTTTATAACATCATCGGCCATCGCAGCCAATTTTGCCGAGATATCAAATGGTTTTCCTTGCCAATCCATATCAAGTCCGGTGGCGACTACTTCTTTTCCATCTTCTAAAAACTTACTGATCCATTCAATCAAATCATCTTGAAAATGAGGAGAAGTAAAGAATTGTGTTTCATCAATACAAATCATTTCTGCATCGTCTAACAATGCTCGAACTTCACTAAAAGATGATATTGATTTTGATTCAACTGATAAGCCATCATGTGAGACAATCTTTGTTTCAGAATATCGATTATCAAATGCTGGTTTCAAAACTAACACAGCTTTTGAACAACCATTTCTGGCCCAAAGAATTCTTTTTAGAAGTTCAGTAGTTTTACCACCAAACATAGGCCCACAAATAAATGTGAGATTTCCGTACACTATTCATCCCTTAAAATTTGAATTATTTCTAATAGTTTACTGTGAATTTTATGATCTTTAGGCAATCTACTCATAATTTGTATAATTTTACCTTCAAGAGCATTATTTTCTTTTTTAATTCTATGTTGCCGCTCCAAATCAAGTAGTTGTTCATCTACTGATTTACGCATGATGCTTTTATCCACTGAATTTTGCATTATTTTTTATCACTTTTCACTATATGATCAAATATGTCATGCCAGCTTTTTACGCGGTGAGGATTATCTTTGATATCAATATGAGAATTGTATGCGCGATCCAAAAGAAAAGTGTGGTGGCCAATCTCGGCTCCTCGCAATGCGTGTTTAGCATTATCTTCGACCCACCAAGTATTTTTATACATTTTCAAATGATTAATTTTTGGTTGATGCAATCCAACGCAATGAACATCATGCCAATGAACATTACCAAAAACATTCTTCAAGTTTGTATGACGAGAACGAATAGTAGAATCGGAATTTACACAAGCAGAAATCGCAACAAACTTGTATCCCATATCATGTAAAACCGGAATAACTTCGGCAGCATCTGGCTCTGGTTGAAGAAAAGGCATATGATCCTCGTCTTCGGAGAACTTAATTATAAGCTTATCTGCTTCTTCCGGAGAACAACCGAGAGCTTTCTCAATGGTATATCCATCTCGAATTCGCCCTTTATTATGATAGCCATGTTTTTCCAGCCAATCTTGAAAGGCATCAGCAAACTTCAATATGGTATCATCAATATCTGTTAGGATGTATTTCATAGATTTTCTTTCAAAAAAATATTGGGGGATTGCTCCCCCAATATCTTAGGCCATCGTATACACGGCATCCACGGAAGATGCCTTGCTGTTATTAGTCTTGGCTCGAATTTGATTTGTCATCCAAATCTCCGTAGCCTCCGTGATTTGCGCTTGATATTTGTTGATATAGTGCTTGGCAACTTCATCATTTGGTGTTTGCGAAAATTGATTCTTGACGCATTCTGCTCGAATGACATCAACAATAATAGCCGCATTTCTTAAATGAGTGGAATTGACTCGATCAACCACATACGGAGTTTCAAAGTTTTCAATGTTACCTGTAACATCTCGCCAACCCTTAACTTCAGTTTTTACTGACTTTTCAGGCCGTTGCAAAATATTGACGATTAGAAATGGCCGATTACGGAGATAACGCTCGTTCTTGGCATCTTCCAATGGAGAAGAATTTGGGGTAATTTTATAGTTGTTCAATGGATATCTCCTATTAATGATTCATTTTACCAAAAAATATAAGCGAATTGCTATATTATTGTTTGGCGATATGTGATAATTCTACTAAGCAAGCCGCCAAGTTTATTTCCGGATCAGCCACAACCGAATGATTCACTAAGCCTCTGCGAATAGCAAGAAGTGCATCATCTTGTTGCTCTTCAGTATTTCCCCAAAGATTTAAATTCTTATAGAAATACCGATAAATGTCTGTGTATTCTTCGACTTGCGCCTGAGATACAATTAACTTTCTGGCTTCCAAATATTTGCCATTTTTGAACAGATTTGCAACTTCAATGAGATAATCTTTGCCGTTCACCATGTCTTCTTGTGGGGGTGGAGGCAAAAGAGTATTGGCCTGCGTGTATTGTTGAGTTAAGCCAATGCATTTCCGAAGATCAGGATAAGTCATATCAACATATGACATAACATCCATGATATCAAGAGCAGAAAACTTTACCTCTTGTACTCTTCCATGAATTGCTGGAATAATCTTTTGTGGATAGTTGCACGTAAGAATAAAGCGGCAACTAGCCTCATACGTTTCCATTTCACTTCGAAGAAATCTTTGAGATAATTGACTCAAACTATCGGCTTCATCCAACAAAACATACTTGAAGCCAGTTGCATTCAATGCCCATGTTGAAGCAAAATTGACAATACGGTCTTGTACTTCATCAACCTTGCGCTCACGGCTAGCATAGATCGTCAAGATATCTCCGTTTGGGATACCAAGAAGTTTAAGCATAAGTTTTGCAAGACTGGTTTTTCCAGTTCCAGAAACACCCGATAAAAGAAGATGCGGAAGAGCACCTTCTTTTATCCACTCTTCCGCTTTTGTGCGCAATGCCTGATCTTGCCAAACATATTCATCAAGCGTTTTTGGTCGATATTTTTCAATCCACAAGGATGGAATACTCATTTGATATCTCTATAAAAATGGAAAACGAGAACAGAAATTAACCTTACCAGCCCCGCTTGCGAGTTGCAAATGTTAATCCACTATCTGCTATTGCGGACGATAATTTCGGCTCCTCATCACTAACCATATGAACGCTTTCGGGATATTCTACGCTCCAAACGTTCACCGTTTCTCCGTTAATATCCATAGGAATTTTTTGAGTCCAACGACCATGTTCGATCAAAATCCATTGACCGACTTCGATATCTTCGACTTCTGCCCCGATGGCCCAAACTTGTCCCCATCGGGCACGGATACCGCGATTGGTCATATTATCGTCAGTGATAATCAAACCAGATTTGGTAATGGTTTCACCATGTTCAAGATTGGTAACAAATACTTTGCCTTTTAGTGGTCGAAATTCAGTTACTTTTACAGTGGAAAAAGACATTTATGACTCCATTAATATGTTCTAATATAGTTAATTTTTTCGATAAAAGTCAATAAAAAAGGGGCCGAAAATCGGCCCCTTTCATTAGTTTTGTATTTAAATGAATTATTTTGTCGTATCGGCTGGGGCTTCTCCACCGAGAGCACCCGCAACTGGTACAATGATATCTGTAACTGCTGCTGCAATATCTGCGGAAACATTCTTCGGGTCTTTCGTTACAACGGCAATGAAACCAGCTAGTCCCATACCGCCAGCTAAAATCGCAGAAGCGTTTTGTGGGCTAACTGCTACTCCGCAAGCCGACAGAACATAAATCAATCCACGCCATGTAGTTGGCTCCGCCATACGAGCAAGAACC